CTCAGTAGAGTTAAACGGTGTTGCTTCTGCTTTTGCTTATGGTAAAGGTTACACATACCCGCTTATTAATTATGGTTATGATAGCAACCTACAGAATTATAGCGTAATGCATTTAATGCCCGCTATGTATGCTAAGGAATATGTAGACGGTATATTTGCAGATGCAGGTAAAACTTACACGAGTTCCTTTTTAAATAGTGCAGACTTTAAGCATTTAATAATACCTTTCAATGGTAGTTCAATTGCTAAGACAAGCACACAGATTAATAACGATTTATTCAGAGCAGATAGTGCTACAGCAACATTAACAAGTTTAGGAGTTTATCAAACTATAGTATTCCCTAACGAGACACTTGATGACGGTTTAGCCTATGATGATACTACAGGTATTTATACAGTTAATGAAGCGGGCTATTATGATTTTAATAGTATTTGTGATTTCAGAGTACAATACACGCCCGCTGGTAATGCTGTAGACGTTTATATTAATAGACCTATTGGAGTACAGATAGCAGTATTTGTTAATGCTACTCAAGAAACAACGAGTACAATGTGGCTAGGAGATACAACTGTAGCAATAGCACCTACTGCAACTTATGACACAGGAACAGCAGTAGCCTATCCAAGTGATGCACACGGCACTTTTATTAATAACGATATAGTTACGCACGTTATGACTTATGTTGATGATAAGTTAACTAATCCTGCTTCTAATTTGCCAGTCAATCTAATTAACAGAGCGTTAATAGGTGGTGATACTGTAGAGATTAAAGCAAGGTATATTAAAGCACCTCAACAGAGATATGTAAGCAGTGAAATATTCACAGATAACGCAGGTACTTTCTTTAGTGGTTCAACTACAGTAACTATTGAAAGTGGTAAGTTTTTAAACAACGTAACTAACAACGAAGTATTAGAGACAGGTACAGTAGATATTTATTCTATCATTCCTAAAGACATAAAGCAAAGAGATTTTTTAACTAGCATATTTAATATGTACGGTTTAGAAATTGAGCCAGATAGTGCAGACCCTAACAATTATATTATTGAGCCGTTTGATGACTTTTACACAACTACAGCAAAAGATTGGCAGCATAAGATAGATAACAATAATGATTTAATCTTAGAGCCTATGGGCTTGTTAGAAGCAGCAGAATATCTTTATACTTACAAAGATGATAAAGACTATTACAATGCAGACTATTTAGGAGAGCATAATGAAACATACGGTCAAAGAAGCGGTTTAATAGATAATGACTTTGTAAAGAAGATAACTAAAACAGAGGTTATTTTCTCACCTACTCCAATAGTAGGGCAAAGTGATGTAGATATAATTGTACCTACGATTATAAAGGACGATGTAAACAACTACAACACTACAGCACATAACATAAGAATACTTTATTACGGTGGCTTAAAAACAACTACAACGGCTTGGGATTTGACAAGCACATTTGGAACTTCAACTAGTTATAGTTCTTATCCTTACTCTGGTAATTTTGATGACCCTTATAACCCGACTTTAGATATTAACTTCGGATTAACTAAGCAGTTATATTACGACAATACCTATGATGATATTAACGTAACTACAGATAACCTATTTAATAAATATCATTTACCTAGACTGCAACAAATAGCAAATAGAGATAGTAAATTAGTGAGTGGTATGTTTTATTTGAAGCCGTCAGATATTGCAGGTTTATCATTTCGTAATTTATACTTTTTTAAGAACAGTTACTTTAGACTTTATAAGATAGAAAATTATGATCCAAATAAGAGACTAACTAAGTGTTACTTTCTAAAGGTTATTAATGTTAATCCATTCACACCGCTTATAGGTTTTGTTAACGGTGGTAATGCTGTGTTAGGAGATGCTTTAGACAATGGAGTACAAACAGAGGAAACGCTACCTAAATTAAATTATGTAGCACCTAGAAACGAAAATATAAGCAATGTTAAAAGCGGTTTAATAGGTGGTAAGAATAATAGGGTAGATTATTCAAGTAAGAATATAAATATCACAGGAGATAACAACTTAGTTAACTCTTATTTAAAGAATGTTACTTTAATTAACTCAAATAATAATACAGTATTTGGTAGTAATGTTACTTTAATTAATAGTGATGGTTTAACTATTGAGGAAGATGATGTTACTTATATTGATGGTGTAAATGTAAGCGGAGGATTAACAGACCACCATAGCGGATTCAACTTAATTGATACAGACGAAACATTCACAATAACAGAAAATAAACAAATGGTAAACTTTAATAGATTAACTATTTTAGGAACTTTAGATATTAACGGACATTTAATTATAAGATAATGGCAATAATAGATTTAAGTACAGCAGACGGTACTACAATAGGAAATCCATCTCCTGATAATTTTTATATATTTTTAGACAGCAATAACTCAAACCTGCTAACTAAGAGAGATAGTAGCGGAGGTGATACGGTTTATAGTTCTGGGCTAATGCTAGAAAATAGAGTTATAGTAACTCAAGCAAATAAAGACACTACTTTAGGCGGTACAATAGACAGTACTAAAGAATATTTTATTGATGGAATTATTGACATGGGCGCAACAGAAATAACCGTTCCTAGTGGTGGAATAAATATCAAAGGATATGACTTTAATGTCAGCGGTTTAACATCTAGCGAAAACAGTTACACAATGTTTACGGGTGCTAATGCGGGAGATGTTCTTTTTTCTGATTTTAAAATAGAAGTAGACGGCACTTCGTCTAAAGTTTTAGACTTAACAAACGGAAGCGGATTTAACGCTTTTGAGATAGCGAGAATAAACTTCAATAACTGTACTTCATTAGGAGAGTTAAACGGATACAGACAAGGCTTAGAAAGTGGAACTGGGCGATTTGGAGGTACTCCTAACTTAATACTTTCGGGAACTTGGTCGGGTGGATATTTTACAGAAACTTCAATAATAAGAGGGTTAACAGATGGTGTTTACTCAATATATGAAGAGGGGACTTCTTTTACTATGGCTTCAAGATTTAGAACTAACCAAAATGTAGACCTTCCTGCTAATGCTTCTTTTATTGATTTTAGAAACACTAATTTTTTAAATCCCTCAACAGTTCAAATTCACGATGCTATAGTATCAAGAAACGGAGTATTTGATTCAGTTGACGCTAATATAATTCCGAACTTAACAAAAGGTGATTTAGCCAGTAGTTTTGTCGGCAACAAAGGAATTGCAAACACTTTTGAAGGAGGTTATACGTCTATCACTACAGAGGTACAAACTACTATTTCAACAGTAGGTACTTTTGTAGATTTGGCGGGAACATATACGGCTTCAAGTTTAGAACATTTTGATGCACCTGACAACGGAAGATTAAGACATTTAGGAGACACACCTGTAGAGTATAAGGTTACATTTTATGGAATAATAGACAGTGGAGCAAATGATGAAATAGAGTTAAAAATAGTAGTTTGGGATAATAGCGCAAGTGTATTTGTAGATTATAAATCAACCATTAGAGTGGTTAACAACCTACAAGGCGGAAGAGATGTTGCTTTTTTTAACTTCGTAGATACCGTTATACTAAACACTAATGACTATGTTAAAATTCAAGTAGCAAACACCACAAGTACATCCAATGTAACCGCAGAATTAGATTCTGAATTTATAATAGAACAAAGATAATGGCAGATAAGGAAGTAAATTTAAAGGTTAGTGTAGACACTAAAAATGCAGTAGGTTCACTAGGTGCTTTAGAAGAAGAATTAGAAGATTTAAATAAGCAGATAAAAGCCGTTCCTGCTAACTCAAAGGAGTTTAAAGAACTATCTAAGCAGATTGCAACTACTGGAAGAGAGGTTAAGAACTTAGAATTATCTTTTGAATCCCTTGACAACGAGCAAGTAGCAGGAGAACTAGGTAGCGTGGCAGGTGCTGTAGGTGATGTTTCTGCTGCGTTTATCTTAATGGGTGACGATAGCGAAACACTACAGGAAGTAGCCAAAAATATAGAGATGGCTATGGGCTTATCTATGGGCTTGAAAGGTGCTATCGAGGGCGTAAGTTCAGCACGTAAACTTTTAACCAATTCTACTATAGTACAAAGTGCAGCAGAAAAAGCAAAGTTAGTAATTGATAAACTTAGTTTAAATTCACTTAGACAAAACATTGCAGGATTATTTGGTAAGACAGCAGCAACTACAGCAGACACAGCAGCAACAGCAGGAGCAACTACAGCAACTACTTTCTTTGGTGCAGCGTTAAACCTTTTACCAATAGCAGCAATAATAACAGGTATTACTTTATTGATCGTGTTCTTTGACGATGTTAAAAAAGCTATTATGTCAGTGGCTAATTCTATTTATGAAAGTTTTAAGCCGTCTATAGATGTAGTAGTAGATGCTTTACAATGGTTAGGATTAGTAGAAAGTGATGAAGAGAAAGCAAGAGCAGCAAGACAAAGCGAAGCAGTAGCAAAACAAAAGAAAATAGCAGCGGAGAAGTTAGCCTTAATTAATGCTGAGATTGAAGCCAATAAGAAACTCACAGAAGAGATAACAAGTGCTTTAGATTTTGAGATAGCCAAACGACAAGCAGCAGGAGAAGATACAGCAGGACTAGAGAGAAGTAAGTTAGAAGTATTAATTAAGTCTGCTAAAAAAGAAATAGAATTAAGTGAGTTAAAGAATGAAGCAAGGATAAAGGAGATTAAAATAATATCCAAGATGGGTGGCGTTGTTAGTCAAGTCGCAAAGGATAGGTTAAAAGAAATTGAAGAAGAGCAGTTAGGATTAGTTAAAAACTTAGAAAGCCTTAACCAACAATTAGAAATATTTGACATCAAGCAGGCTAAAATTAAGAGCGATAAGATTAAACAAGCCAGTGATGAACGTAAGAAGGTAAACGATAAAGAAGCAGAGGAGGATAAGAAAGCAGCCGACAAGAAAGCAGAAGACGATAAGAAAGCGGCAGAGGATGCTTTAAAAGAAAAACAAAGATTAGCAGACGAGGAGTTTAAATTAAAATTAGAGTTAATAAACAAAGAAGAAAAAGCCACAGAAGATTATAGAGTTAGACAATTAAGCGAAGAACAGAAAGCACTTGAAGATTTAAGCAATAGATACTTTGAGGAACAAGAAGCGTTTAAAAATAACGAAGAAATGCTTTTGTTGTTGAAAGCAGAGTATGAAGCAGAAGCGTTAAAGATCACAGAAGACTTTGAAAACAAAAGAAAAGAAGGAGAAGAAGGTGGTTTAGCAGGTGCATTAGAAAGAGCAGAAAAATTTAATCAAGGTTTATTAGATTTAAATTCAGCAGTTTTAGAAGCACAGTTAGCAGGTGCAGAAGGTAACGAAGCAAAGCAAAACGAAATAAGAAAAAAGTCATTTGCTAGAAATAAAGCACTTCAAATGACTATGGCAACTATTAACGGAATACAAGCCGTTTTAAGTACTTACGCAGGTACTGTAGGAGGGCCAGTTATAAAAGGTATTGCAGCAGGTTTAGCAGGAGCAACAGCATTAGCCAACATAACTAAAATAGCACGTACTAAATTCGAGGGTAGTGGAGGTGGTTCTGTGCCTAGTAGTTTAGGTAACACAGCAAGCGGAGCAGGTGGGGCAGATGTAAGACCAGTAACTAACACTACTACAACTACAGGAGAA